CACTAAATTCAAACACAGCGACAAGACACATCCTTCAGGGTAGCCTGTACATAACTAAAACTTTAGCAGAAGCATTATCACTAAGATGCGCTGATGTATTAGAGTATGCAGACTTCAAGGATGAGTTTGCAATGCAGATAGGCAAGTACAATCTTAAGATTCTTGAAGACGTAAAAAACCTGTACCTACACGACTTTGGTATATTTATAGAGATGTCACCTGACGAGGAACAGAAAGCAATGCTTGAGCAAAACATCCAGATGGCATTATCTAAGCAGGATATTAGCCTTGAGGATGCTATAGATATTAGAGAGGTAAGAAACTTAAAAGTTGCCAACCAATTACTAAAAGTAAAGAGAAAGCAGCGACAGCTGCAGGTGCAACAACAGGAAATGCAGAAGCAGCAGATGACCGCTCAAATGCAAATGCAATCTCAACAGATGGCAGCCGCTACCGCTATGAAAAAGATTCAAATGGAAACTCAATCTAAGATGCAGATTGCACAGGCTCAGGCAGCTTTTGATATTGAAACGAAGCAACAAGAAGCAGCATTAAAGCAGCAGTTAATGAGTCTTGAATTCCAGTTTAACATGCAGCTTCATGGCATGGAGCAATCTCAAATGGATGAGCGCGAAGAGATGCGAGAGCAGGGTAAAAAAGAAAGGATAAGCATGGCTAATACTCAGCAGTCTAAAATGATTGAGCAACGTAAACGAAACCTGCCTGCCTTTAATTTTGAGTCCAATGAGGATAGCCTTGATGGATTTGATCTGTCAGAATTTGAGCCAAGATAATCCGAAAAAATATTATATAACTTTGCATAAATTTTAATTAAATGGAAAATCAGAAATTCACAGTAAAAGTGGTGGAGGGAGTAGAGGAGAAATCTACTCAAGAAATAGAGCAACAACTCTTGGAGAAGCACGCAGCCGAACAGGGTGATGTGGTGCAAGAAGAAGTTGCTAAGGTGGAGGAGCCTGCGCCACAGCCTACTGAAGAGATTCAGCAGGATAAAAAAGAAATAGAAGATACCGATGTTCTTGATTATATCAAGAGTCGGTACGATAAAGACATCAGTTCGGTGGATGACTTGTTCACTCAAAGAGAGATGAACGAGGACTTGCCAGAAGATGTATCAGCGTTCTTTAAATATAAAAAGGAAACTGGCAGGGGAATCGAAGACTTTGTAAAGCTACAGAAGAACTACGATGACCTTGATGAAGATATTTTGTTAACCAGCTATTATACTTCGACAGAGGGGTTAGACAAAGATGATATTCGTGACCTCATGGAGGACAAGTTTGGATTCGATGAAGACTTCGACGATGAGAAAGATGTTAAAAAGCGGAAGTTGGCAAAAAAAAGAGAGCTTACTAAAGCGAAAAAGTTCTTTAAGGAGCAACAAGAACAATATAGGGTCCCTCTTGAGTCAAGTGGGGATGCTCGTTCTGCGGAGCAACAAGAGGAATTTGATCGTTATAGAAGTTTTATGGAGGAATCCAAAACTCAGGAGGAGGCGAATAAAAAGCGGTACGACTGGTTCATTCAAAAAACACAGGATGTGTTTGGGCAGGACTTCAAAGGTTTTGAGGTATCTGTGAATGATCGTAGTTATACTTATAAGCCGGGCGATGCTGCTGAGCTTCGGAATAAACAGTCTGACATCAGTAATTTCATTAATGGATTTATGGATTCAGAAACTGGCATGATGAAGGATGCAGCCGGGTATCATAGAGCAATATCTATTGCAATGAACCCCGAAAAGTTCGCGCAGTTTTTTTATGAGCAAGGCAAGGCGGAGGCCATTGATAATGTTACTAAGAAATCTAAAAACATTGATATGGTTCGCAAGGCACCTCAGTCGCTAAACAAGAATGGATTAACTATTCGTCCTGTAGGTGACACGAGCAGTGGAAGAGGACTTCGCATTAAGAGTGCAAAACGATTGTAAATATTAAAAATTAGAAACTATGGCAGTAAATGCAACCCCAGGGTTTAACCTAATACCTTCGGCAGAACGGGTAACTCTGGAATCAAACTACATTACCAATTTCGACTTTTTGAATCAGTATCTACCTGATACTTATGAAAAAGAGTTTGAGAGATATGGTAATAGATCAATCTCATCATTCCTACGAATGGTGGGTGCCGAAATGCCTACTAACTCTGACATGATCAAATGGGCAGAGCAAGGTAGACTACACATTAAGTATGTTAACTGTACGTCTGCAGCAGTCGCTGGAACAGATGCTGGCGCGGTATGGACGGTTAATGATAACTTAACTCCAGCTATCCCAGGTGGTACTACTACTGCGGGACAAGGTGGAATCGCTATCCGTGTAGGTCAGACAGTAATGATCTCTGACAACACAGCTGGATCAAACTTGAGCAACAAAGCTGTTGTAACAGCAGTAGACTATGCGTTAGGAACATTCACTGTTTCTTACTATGAGGCTGCTGGTCAAGCTGTAGCTGCTGCAGTTGCTTGTACTGTTTGGATTTACGGATCTGAATTTAAGAAAGGGACTGAAGGCATGGCTAACTCTTTAGAGTCTGATGACTTCATCTTTGACAACAAGCCTATCATCATCAAGGACAAGTATGCTGTATCTGGATCTGACATGGCTCAAATCGGATGGATTGAAATCACATCTGAGGACGGAGCTAACGGATACCTATGGTACCTAAAGTCTGAGCACGATACTCGTCTACGATTTGAGGATTATATGGAGACTGCTCTTGTAGAGGCTGTTCCTGCTGAGAATGCGTCTGGTGCTGCAATTTACTTCGGTAATGCTGCTGGTACTGACGGACAGGGTGGTACTGAAGGGGTATTCTATGTTGTCGGTGAGCGAGGTAATGTTTACGGTGGTGGTAACCCAACTGCTTTGGCAGACTTTGATGCAATCATTCAAAGACTTGACAAGCAAGGTGCTATCGAAGAAAATGTTATCTTCTTAAATCGTCAATTTGGATTTGACATGGACGATATGTTGGCTGCTCAAAACTCTTACGGAGCTGGTGGTACTTCTTATGGTTTATTCGACAATGACGAAGAGATGGCATTAAACCTCGGATTCACAGGATTCCGCAGAGGTTATGACTTCTACAAAACTGATTGGAAATACTTGAACGATCCTACTATGAGAGGTGGTCTTACAGGTGGAGCTATCAACGGACTTTTAGTTCCTGCAGGTTCTACAACTGTATACGATCAAATCTTAGGTAAGAACGCTAAGCGTCCATTCTTACACGTAAGATATCGCGCTTCCGAAACTGAAGATAGAAGATATAAAACTTGGATCACTGGTTCTGCTGGTGGAGCAAGAACTTCTTCTTTAGACGCGATGGAGGTTCACTTCTTGACTGAGAGAACTGTATGTACTTTAGGTGCAAACAACTTCTTCTTATTCCAGAATGCGTAACCATTAATTATGGGGAGGGGCAACCCTCCCCTTTTTTAAAAATTTTAATTTTAATCTAATGAAAACAAAAAAAGTATACACTGATAAAGTGTACCGACTAAAAAGAGATGCAGCGCCTTTAACATATATGCTGGCTTCTCATCACACCCGCAGATCACCTTTATTACACTTTGATGAAGAGACGGGTGAAAACAAACAACTCCGCTACGCTCGCAACCAAAAGTCTCCCTTTGTGGATCAGCAGGATGGCAATGCTATTCTTGAGCCCATTATATTTGAAGACGGCATGTTGCGTGTTCCTAAAAACAATCAGGTTCTTCAGGAGTTTCTTTACTACCACCCTTCAAGAGACTATGTATTTGAAGAGGTAAACAGCGAAAAAGATGCTGCAACAGAATACTCAGTAATGGAGTCAAGGCTTAACGCACAGATCGCAGCCAAAGAGCTTTCAATGGATAGGCTTATCGCTGTCTCTCGAATTCTTATTGGACCCACTGCAGCCAAGATGTCTACGGCTGAGCTTAAAAGAGACATATTGGTGTTTGCTATGCGCGAACCCGAAACCTTTATGGAGGTCATCAATGATCCGGAGCTTGGGTTCCAGGACGAGGTAAGACAGTTATTCGAGGAGCGACTTCTAACGATGCGCAACAAGAACAAGGATGTGTACTACAATATCCCTGGCAACAAAAAGAAAATGCTTACCGTGCCTTTCGGAGAGGATCCCTTCCATGTGGTATCATCCTTCTTAAAGAGCGATGATGGTGTAGAGGTTTACAAGGGTCTGACGAAGCTTCTGGGCGGTAGTAAATAATCAGTATCTTTGTACTGTATTTTTTAACCGCATAAATTTTTTATCATGCAAAAGTTTTTATCTATTCCTATCACAGCGACAGGAGAAACGGCACAGTTAGTTGCTGTTGATAGTATTGTTTTAATTGAGCAGGCTGACGTTGACAAGGTTACTATCCATTACGCAAATGGTGCAGCAGCAAATGATGTTGTGTCAATAAATCACACCACTATGGCTGCAAATGACCGTACCGTTAGAGACCGTATTCAGGACTCTGTAATTGAAGCGCTTCAGACTTCTTGGCATAAGCCAAAGTATGACGTAAGCCTTTCAGGTTTAACTGCGGCTGCAG